ACTGTGCTATTTAGCTCCATAGACAAATCATACCACTATTAGTAGTACTTATATTTATTATTATTAAGATATATTACTCTTTATTAGAAGTAATAATATTAACCTTTATCTCTGAGATAGCTTCACCTTTTGTGGTAGTGTCAACTCTCTCAGTCAGGTTGTTTAGTCTTTGAGTTATGGATGCATTGTACTGCCCAGTCATCCCACCTTCAATCTGATCATGTCGGATGGCTTCCTCTATGCGTGTACAGATTGTCACATATTCAATATATCTCTCATCCACATTAGCAAAATATTGATGTACTGTACATCCATTATCTGCTGCATAACTTCTGAAACCTACTTGAGTCAATGGTCTCTCTAATGGGATAGCAGTTGCCTCGCCAGTCTTATTAGAGAGTGAGTATTGATATCTAGGATTAGCTTTGCACCAATCTCTGTAAGATACAAATAAGTCCCACATTGCCTCAGGAGTCTCTATGTACTTATGCTTCGGCATTGTTTGAGTCTTGCTCTTGTTTTACCTCTTCTAGTCTCTCAACAAATTTCTTAGTGCGTTTCTTTTTAACTGGTGTATCTATTGCCTTAAGAAATTCAGGTGATAAATCACTTTCAGATATTGGTCCTACAATTCCTTTGTACTCAATAACCATAGGCTCAGGAGCTGTAGCAGTCACTACCTCTTCAAATACATGCTTAAGTCCAATAGTTTGATAGTATTTCACTTTGCTTAGGTCAAGTTTATCAACTACAATAGTCTGAGTGCCTTTAAATCTGTCATAGATTTTAACAGTTTTACCTACAAATTCGGGTTTAATTGTGTATTCCATAATTTTAGTCTTTATACCTATATTGTATCTCTTTAATATTTTGTTTTATTTCTTTAATCAAGAAGAAAGCTGATGTGCTATTGATGTCAAAGTACTTAGCTAAGGCTGTTTGTGTTGAGTGCCCTTTGTCATAGTATGCCTCAAAGATAATCTTTTTAATTCTATCATCCAAAGAGTTACGATATATCTCCACCATTGCCTTCTTGAAATTATAGCTCTCTTCTAGATTAACCTTATGCTCAATGTCAGATGGATCATCTAATGAGTCGCCTAGATACTCATGTGATCTATAGATGTCATCTTTTTTAGTCCTTGAGCCTTGAGTCCATATCAACTCATATTTGATAGTGTTCAGTAGATAGCTCTTAGCCTTGTCTTCTGTGACACCTTCTATCTCTAGCTTAACACAATGAAGGTAAGCGTTGTTTATGACAGCATCAGCTTCTATAGAGCTAGGTATTTTGAGTCGTTGAATGAAGTGCTTAGTGTATTTGAGCACCTCTGTGTAGTTTTTTTGAATGTATTGGTCAAGCATTCTTTTCATACCAGGATAAAAAGTCCTTATACCACACCTTCCTTCTAACTGTAGAGCAAAAGCATTCTTTATCAATTACGCCAGTGTGAGCCACTTTAACCATTTTAAGCTGTGATAGTGACCTCTTTGTCATTATCTCACTCTCAGGTAGATTAATTATAGACTCTATGAGTTGTATATCAGTTTGTTCAAGCATACGGCTGTGAGTGATGTGGCACAAGCCACTGTGAATGATTGTGAGTAAATTAGTGCAGTCCAAAATGACATACACTTCCAGCATCCTAGAGCTGTGTGTAGCCAGTCAGGTAGAATAAATCTATTAATAAAGTTTTGAATAGGCTCAAAGTTAGTAAACCACCAGGATACTACTAATGGTGTTATGTATGCTATCATGTTGTAAAGTTAGTTAATATTTATAAACGACAAAGGGAGCTGTCAACTCCCTTGATTTATGTACCATTTAAACCACTTCTCATAGAATGAGTCTTTAACAGTATTACCAGTTAGAAACCTAGATAATTGTGAGCCATTTACTCCAATGTCCTCAGCTATGTGAGTCTGCTTGTATCTGTTGGTCATTCTGACGTTAGTCTGTTCTATCATCCATTCCTTAACTGAGAAGTCTTTATCTGTTAAGATAGTGATAGTATGCATCTTTGATAAATCCATAGATAAAGTAAATTAGTATTATTATTGAGACAATTGTTACTCCTGTTTTGCCTAAGAAGGTATACATTCCATAGAAGAACAGAACAAAAAATGCTAAAATGCATAGCATTACTATGATGTACTTGATAACTTTCATTAGAATAGCTTAGATTTTACCTCAAGTACATTCAATGTGTTGTAGTGAGTTTCTTTGTATGCTCTACCTCTTAATTCAAACACAAGCTCTACTGTATCATTCACCTGGATAAAATCTAGTAGATATATCTTATCATTGACTAATTGAAATTTTACCTCTTGCGGATACTTGTCATCTCCTACCTTGAGGATAAATTCTTGTATTCTGAACGTTTCAGATACTTGCTTTGCTGGCAATTTAGTGATGATTGCTCCTTCTAATTTAAATTGATTCATATTATTTGTTTTTGATATAATTACTTAATTGTTTCTCTTCATGCTTGATAGATTTTTTTACATTTTTAAGTTGTTTTTTAGCTAACTCAATATTGTTAATTGTAAATTCTTTCTTTAAATGTAGCTCTTCAATTAAAAACTCTTGTCCTTCAATCCATAAGTCTACTGACTTTTTAAAATCTTCATTCATATTATTTGTTTACTTGTTACTTAAAAAACCCCTCCTTGTTATTCACATCAGTTTTAACTTCCCAGGTTTTAACTTTGGAGGGGTTGGCTTACCAGAGCCTCTATACTACTTTCTCAGGGAATGGAACCTCAAGTCTCATTTTCTGTACTTCAATCTCTGCTCTTATTGTTAGAGCTTTTGCATACTCATCAGCCATTGATGCTATAGTTGAATGAGGATGTACGTACTCAGCTTCATAGCCATTTCCGATTGCTGATAACAAGCCTTGCATTGCAGCGATCATTGCTTGTTGGTAAAATTCTTTCTCTGTCATTTTGATTTGTTTAAATTATTAAATTCATTAAATTCTTCTTGCTCAACTCTCTTGATAGTTAGCTCATTATCTTCTGTAGTGAAGCTGATGCACCATCTGTGATTCTGTTCTGATAGTGCCTCACCAATATCTCTAGCTACTTCCCACTGATCTATACCTGACTTGATTATAAAATATCTTGTATACATATTATTTAGCTATTGTTTTAGGATTGAAAATTAAAATATCATCACTTATTTTAGTGTAAGCAAATTCTTTTCTATCCTTTTCTTGTGTTATTTCTGTGAAAATAAACTCAATTAATTGAAAAGATGAGAATTTAACATTTTGCTTGCTTGTTTTTTGTGGTGATCCACAGAATTGAACTCTAAATCCAGCTTCATTATTAAACATAAAAGCTAAATTATCTCCTATTTTTCCAATTTTAACAAACTTCTTATCTGTCTTAAAATTATTAGAAATAGTGACAGCATAATTTTTGTTCTTAGTGTTGTACCAAATAGACAAAGTGTCTTCTAATATTCTTCTTCTTCTTACTGGACCACTCCAGTCAAAGTATTCGATTAATTCTTCCATTTTTGTTTGCATGTTATTTACAGTTTAATTCTACAAAATATTCATTATAGTACTCAGTACAAGCTAAAAGACGCTCTCTAATGGCTTCTTCTGTTGAAATGTTACGTTCATACCTTAGTACTGTTATTCTCTTTCTAGGGTCAATGTGAGATACCTTGTGAATAGATTTATTGTCCCAATCAGTAAGTAAGAAGTCATCAGTGTCAATCATGCAATAGATTAACTCAGCTGATTCCTTATCACAAAGCATCATGTAGCCTCTTAGTTGCCATTCATAGTCTTTATTAACTCCTTCTGCTGCTATAGCTGGAAAAGTTTCTAAGGACCATGAAGTCTTAATGTCAATAATTGAATTGTCTAAGATGATGTCAGGTGTACCTATTAGACAGTCATTTTGTATAGTCTCTTCATTCTTGATGTAGAATGTATCTCTAATCTGATTGACTAACTCTATAGACTCGTGCTCCCAGTCAGTGCCTTTCTGCATTGCTTTAGTAGAGATAAAAGAGTTATAGCCATAGAAATCTTCTTTTGCCTTGTTAGCTATGTAAGACTTAGTAGTCTGACTTAATACTTCTGACTTAGTTCTAGACTCAGTCATAAGTTTTCCTAGGGATGATGGATGCCATTTCATAATGCTTGTATTTGTTGTTTGGTTAAATTGAAATCTGCTTTTAATTTTTCTGCTGTGTACTTGCCTGATTCGATTGACTTAAGAGCTTCCTTGAATCTGTCATCTGTTAGTGATGGTTTAGTGGCCGATGCTACTGAGTTACCATCGTCATCTACAGCTTGAAGGCTCAAAAGAGATTGTAAAGTTGCTCTTCTGTAGTAGGTCGTTGCACTAATCATTTTTTGTGGATCAATGTTGTCAGGTAATGTCAACCAGCTCTCAATCATTTCACCTGACTCAATGTCAATTATCTGAGTGCTCAGAATTTTGTCATGGATAGGTTGTAGGAGCAATAATCCATTCTCATGAAGGATAGGCTCAACTGTCTCAAGCAATGCATTGATGTCAGCATAGCTCTTTTTAAAGTGAGGATTGGTGGAGTTTTTCACTACCTTGCCAATGCTCATTTTTGCCTTGTGAATCTTAGTCCACAATGGCACTTTGGTTACTTCTGTTTGCATATATATTTATTTAATTGTTTACAAATGTAATAATTTTATTTAGTTGTGCAACTATTTAGAATAAAAATAATTGAATATACCACCATCTAGGAGGAATTATCTGACCTATTAACTTATCATCTGTATAGTCTTCACCATTCCAAATGACTTGAGTTACTTTGTAATATTCAACTCCTCCAAATCTATTGAGCTTAGTCACTTCACCTACAAAGTAGCAGTCACCATCTTCTGTATCTTTTATCTTATCTCCTATTTTCAGCATAGCAAAGTATTATACCATTCAACAAACGTATCAAAGTCTCTAGCTATGTAGTAGATACCTTTTGCACTCTCTATCTTTTTCTGATATTGTTTCTGTGCATCTGACTGCCTATCTTTTCCATACTTCACTTCAATCTTGACTGACTTGCCATTGATAGT